TGCTTCAGCAGATGGTGTGCCCGTGAGGGTAGGGTTAGAGATTGTAGGGCTAGTTAAAGTTTTATTTGTTAGTGTCTGGGTCTTGGCTGTACCTACTACGTCACCTTCACCAGTAGCAATGCCGTGCATAGTGTGGTTATTACCGCCACCATCAGTATAAGCAGCCGCTGATTCAGCGTGCAGATTGGCATCTCGGTAATCTCTACCGATTGCCATATGCCGTACTACGGCACCAGCAGAATGGTCTTGTGCTGAAGAACCGTCAATAGCACGTGTGATTGTAAAGGTGTTAGTAGATACCGCGGTGGCATCTACAATTTCTTCTAGCGCAGTATCAACATCAATTACTAATGTAAAGGTACGACCAGCAGGGATGGTTACACCACCCAGTAGCGCTGTACCTGATACTACTGTCATTGACGTAGCGCCTGATGTAATAGCACCAGTCAGCGTAGTTTGCTGAGAGCGGGATGAGTATTGCCGTGTCGTCATTTATATTCCTATCGGGCGCTGTAGTGAAGTCGTGGGGGATATTGGTTTTGTTGCTTAGCGCGTTCTTCGTTAAGACGCTGGGTATAAAGAGCAAAGAGTTGTCGGACTGCTGTATTGCTTGCACCGAATGGACGCTTAGCGTCAATATCATCAGCCTGTGGGCTGTATTGAGCAGCACGGGCTGGGTCAAGATATTGCAGTAATCGGTATGCAGCGCCAAGAATAACTACATCTTTAGTAGATTCTGGTAGTCCAGTCTGTGTGGAATAGTCTTGATTGCTAGCAGTAAATACCGATGGGCTAGTTGCATACATAACTTTAACCGTTCTACCAGCAATAACTACATCCCCGATAGTTACTGTCTGAGTGTTATTACCCCAAGTATCTACATCTGCGTATGGGTCAAAGTCCCAACGCTTAATGCGTATCCATTCTTTAGTCGGTCCAATATCTTGCCAAGACATAGCAAGGATATTCTCAATACCTAAACCACTAAATGAATAGGTTGTAATTGCTGCATTGTAAGTAAATGTAGTTTGTTTGGTTGCATAAACAGCGCCACCGACTGCGTGGATAGTATCGTTAATAGCCTTCTTAATACTTTCTTTAGGAAAGATTGGGCTAACAGTTACCTTTGCATCTACAGCGTGGGTACTAGCAGTAGTACCAAGATAGCCACGACCATATGGGGAAATAGTAGCGGTGTTAGCAACACGGTCTACGCTGTCTACCCATAGCAATTCTTCATCAATCTCAACGATACCTTTGCCAAGGTCTGAAGCAGAACCTAGACTAAGAATAGTTGGTGAAGAACTAGGAGAAGTTGTTGTGGTGACAGCAGATACCAAATAGGTAGAGCGGTCTTGCTGATAGGTATAGCCAGATAGATTTATCTGGACTTCATCCATCATCTGAGCCAAGGTATATGTCATAGGTTTATGCTCCTTAAAGCATCAGTCGGTGAAAGGTCAGTAGTCCCAGCAAGTTCATTACAGACTGCACCTAAACCTTTATAGTCATCAGGTTGTCTATTGGCATCAGCCTTCTTATTAAGTGCACCAAGCAAAGCAAGTCCTGTTGTATTGGCATAGTCATTAGCAGCAGCAACTGGTGCCTGATATGCCGTTAGTGCTGGATATGTCCCACCATTAGCCAACCTATTAAGTTCGCTTGTAAATGAACTACCTGCTGTGCCTGTTGCCATTACTTGCCTTTCTTCTTTAGTACCGCAGCATTATCTACTAAATTTGGATACGGTCTACCCGCAGCCTTTGCACGTTTTTTGGCAGCAGCCTTCTGTGCAGGAGTTAGTTTTGTAGATTTCTTCTTTGGATTCTTCTTGTCCCAAAATTGTTTCTTCACCATTTCACCTTGTCAGCCCAGTAAGCAGCAGACATTTTTCCTTTGGCAATGTTCTTGCTATGGCGTGCTTTAAAAGATGCACGCTTCTTCTTCATTCTGTCAGACTCTCCAGCCTTTGGTTTGCCAGCAGTCTTAGCACCCTGTTCACCAAAACGAATAGTCTTTACTTGGTCGCCAGATTTAGCAACTACAACGTGGCTTTTAGTTGGATGGTTAGGTGTTCTCTTAGGTTTATTAAACCCAGATACCCCAGCCCTCTTAAGCCTTGGGTCCGCTTTGCTTGCCATATTCCCCATACTTTCCTAGCACTGCTCTTACTGTGCCATTCTTGTTTAACCGCACCACTAAACCATTCTTAATCTGAACAGAATTAAATCCGCGGTGCGGTTTATATTTACCTGATGACATTACTTTAAATTATCCAAGAAACCGCCACCACCAGTACCACCGCGGGCTAATGGTCCAATACGGGTTTTGCCTGGAGCACCTGTTGCTGGATTGCTGGAAACTTTAATAGTTCCTTTTTTCTTAGCAGGTCCATTAGGTGCTACTACATTTTCATAGTAATCTTGTCTGGCTTCTTCTTCTGAAGTAGGATTACGTCTGCCAGGTGCTTTACTAGTATTTGGGTTGCTATTAATTTTAACTCTTTTAGCCATTACTTCTTACCCTTCTTCATAGCACCCTTAACCTTCTTAAGGTTTGGGTTCTTCTTCTTGGCTGCTGCTGAGGCTTTCCGAGCACCAGCCGCAAGGATTGCTCCTGCACGTTCCTTGGAGATACCCTGCTTTTTGGCAATTTGTGATTGGGCTGCTTTGAAGCCCATTCCTTTTTTTGCTTTCATTATTTGGTACTCCTTTTAACTGCTTTCTTACTTTCTGCTAACATTTTGTTAGCATTTTTATTAGCAGCCTTTGCTCTTAGATAACTTTGATTAGGCTCTGTTCTGACACGAAGGGCATAGTATTCTTCATATGGCATATAGTTTTCTACCGTTGAGTACGGAGACTGTAGCCACTCTGAACGATACGTATGAGGAACCTTCATATTTTCCATCGGCATAATTACTTCTTTTTCATTTTCTTGGCAGCCATCTTCTTCATACCCTTTTTGGCTTCCATCATTTTTTCTTTTTTAGATTCCATCTTCTCGCCCATTGCATAGGCTTTAGCAGCCTTCTTGCCCTTGGCTGTATATGGGAACTTCTTCTTTCCTACCTTTGGCATATCTATACTCCTAGTTCTTTCATTATTGCTGCTGATTTACTGTTGATTGTTTTGGCTGCTGGCATTTTGCTAGAGTCATATGCTCTGCCTAATGTTTCACTAGCCTGTACTGCCTCCTGGATTTTACTCATCGTAGTTCCAGCAGGTTGGATACCTTGTGCTCTAGCCTCTTTGTAAGCATCCAATTCTTTGTTAAATGCTTTGTTAGTCATAAACTTACGACTATCAGCATCTCCTGCGTTCATTTGAACGCTCATTCCCTTGCATCCAAAGCAGCCGTCTACATACTCAGGATGGTATTCCCAGTGTTTCATAGAGCAGTAAAGTTACTTTCTGTGACACCGACATCACCAGCAATGAGTGCTGCTTTAGTAGCATCATCTACTGTGTAGTTGTAGCCACCTCGGTATACAACAGGATAGTTTAATAAATCAGAATCCTGTGGGTATCTAATCTGAATATAGTCCCCATCTGTGTCCCTAACAATAGTAATGCCACGGTCTATTTTGTAAAAGTAAAATAAACGGGCACCACCTGCAGGACCTTCTTGCACTGTAGGTGTTTTAAATAGCCATTCAGTCATAAGTCCTCCTTAGTGAACTCACCCCGAAGGGCAGACTTTTCAAATATGTCTGCCCTGCAGAGTCAATCAACTACTTAGCAGCGATTGATGAACCAGTTTCAATACGATACAACGCTTCGTCACGATAGATGGCAAAGCCGAGTACGCCGTACCAGCCCATTGGGCGGAAGCGCATCAACTTGTCAGTTACGTTACCGATAACGATGTGTGGTTCTTCTGCAACAGCCTCAGCAAGTGCTTGCTGTCCGCAGACGATTGTGTCAAAGACACGGGTTACTGGAGTTACAGTTACAGTTGTTGTTGCAGTAACTGCAGCAGTGTTTGCTGTATCTACAGTAATTGTGGTTGTTGAACCAGTTGTGCTAATTGCAGAAATCTTTGCACCTGAAGCGATACCAGTTCCAGCAATCTTATCGCCAACTTCAGCACGTGAAGCAATGACAGAAGAAGAAGCAACACCGAAGGTGAAGCCTGCTGATGTACCAGCAACGGTTACAGCGGTTGTAGCAAGAGCGGTCTGGTCTGCACCTGACTTAGAGTTAGCAAGACGTGAAGACTCAACGAAGAATGCACCTTCGTAATCTCCGATTTCGCCTGCCCAAATCTTGTCAACAGATGGTGAAGTATTAGCGTGAACGAAGTTCCAGCCCATATTTCCAGTTTCTGCACGAAGGTCGTGTGAAACTTCTGGGTGAATACCTGTCCAGTACAAGGAACCACGGCGAGCCTTAGCCTTGTTTGAACGAAGTTTTGCTACAGCCTTGCGGATGTCAGCAGAATCAATGGTATCAGCAGCATCAATATTTGCAGTTGCTGTTGCGTTGCCACCGTATAGAACATTTGAACCTGCACCGAGTGTGTTCATTGCTACGACGTCAATAGAATCAGCAAGGTTGTATGCAATGATGTTTGCAATTGCTGGGTCTACGTCTGCCAATGAGAACAACTCAAGAGCACGGGTTACGAGTACTGCATTACCATACTCGTTAAGAGTAATGGTTACAGTTGTAGGTGTTGTGAGAGAAACTGCATCTGGGTCAGTTGTCTCGGTAAGAGTAGATGTTGCTTGGTCAAGGTCAACGTACTTCTGTAGAACTACGGTTGAGCCTGGGAAAGCCTGCTTAGCAGGGCGCTTGTCTGCGACTGAACGAATAAGTGGTTCAGAACGTAGCGCAAACTCTAGAAGACGGTCATACGCCTTCTGTACTAGACCAGCACCACCAACGGAACCGCCGAGTGATGTACTCGCGGTTGACGTATATTGGTTAGCCATTTTTTTGCGTCACCTCCAGTGACTATGAACGATTAGGAATTTCGCAATAGATTGATGAGTTCATCCATTGAACCTGCATTATCCATACGGGCTTCAATGTCTATTGCATTGCTTGGAGTAATTCCGCCTTGAGTTAAAACATCTTGCTGACGTAGTGTCGCAAGATTGTTCTGCACTTCTTCTTGTTGAGCCTGTGGGGTATAGCCAATTAAATCTCCGTTATCACGGAGCCAAGAGTCAATAGACTCCTCAGTAGCATCCTCTACATCTTTCAAGATAAGGCGTGCAGCCTTAGCGTTTACTCCCTTTTTTGCTAGGACGTCTTTGACGGTGGTTTCTTTCTTTTCCTTGAGGAATCCTTCAAGTTGTTCAGAGAGTTCCTTAATGCGCTTCTCATCAGCACGCTTGGCTTTTCTTAGTTTCTTAACTAAGTCATCACCAGTTAGTTGATGGTCAGGTACATTGTCTTCGTCTTCTTCTTCATCCCAGTAGTTGTTGCTCATAGCAACCACCCTTTCTATTTGTAGTTAGTCGCAAGCCACAGTTCTGCTCAGGGGTTAGCAGGCTGGCTCTTGCTGCCAGTCTTATACACCGCGTGGGGCTGGTTGGTCCACGTCGGGAATCTAGAATGTACCTCTATTGAGGTTTGTTAAAGCGGTACGACCCAAACCTGCAGAACCGCTAAATGAACCTAACTCAAGTTCTTTTAACCGCTGACGTGCACGCTTAGCAGAAGCAAGTCCTTTAAATTCTTCTTCTTCTGCTGTTGTTTGGGTATAGTCAATACCTGCTTGTTTATAAATATCTGCTAAAGTTGTAGTACGTGGTAAACGTTCTGCAATTGAGCCGTATCCAACACGTGCTCGTTGCAAATCAACGCCATACTTCTCTAAGTCAGTAACTCTACTAAGGTCTGCATTCATACCAAACTGCTCTGCAGCAGAACCAATCTCAGCCCTAGTAACTTTAGCCTCTAGTTCTGGCAGTACTTCTTTAGGATTTAACACATAAGCAAGAGCATCTGCATCTGTTATATTGTAATACTTACGTAATTGAGCCAAAATTGCAGGGTCAGAATTTTGAAGTCTTTCAACTCCAAGTACTAATCTTTTACCTAATTCTGTATTAGATATATCATTACCAATAAGAGTAGCAAATTGACCACGTGTAGCAAGACGTTGTACGCCATACTGACGTAGGGTTTCAGAATAAGCACGTTCCTGTCTTAGGTAGTCAGACTCCTCAAGAGCGTTAAGACCTCTTGCTCTACGTTCCTCATTGCCAGCAAAACGTGCTTTATACGACGGCAATTGACGTAACTGAAGAACTAATTGGTTAGCACCTAGTTTAGGATTTAAAAGTCCTGCTTGAATATAATCTACAAGTTCTTTTAATTCAGTATCATTAAAACCATAAGAACGAATAGTTCCTTCAAGAAGAGCGAAAGCATCACGGCGCTCATTCATTGCTATTTCTTCAGCAATTTTTTGAGCCTGTATCTTGTCAAATTCTTCCTTTGACATAGGTACATCTTCCCACTCACCGTAAGAAAATGCTCCTGTTGTAGAATTAAAAAACTTTGCGCGGCGTTTCTTAAAGTCTTTACTATATTCGTACTCTACAAACTGAGTTCCGTCGCCTTTATTATCCCCATTACCAGGTTTATAATCTGGGTCTACTTCTTCTTTACCATCGTACTCTCCGCCTTTACCGTCTGCGATAACAGGAATGCGGTAACCAGTACGACCTGGTTTATAACGAAGAATAGTTCCTGCTTTAGGAAAATTATTACCATCAGTTTTATTTCCATTTGTTTTATTACCATCTGTACTAGGTGGAATAATCGGCTCAAAAGGAAATTCTGATTGAACACCAGCAGGAATAGGAGCACCCATAGATGCTTCTTCAGCAATACGTACTGCAGAAGGATTAAAAGACTCGGGAATGCCAGGAGCATTTCTTAGATTAATATCTGTTGTATACGCAAGAGCATTACGCATACGCTTTTGTTCTTCATCTAAATCTTCAAATGCTGTTGTAGTAGGAAACTGCGCTGCCTGAACCATCTGCTGTGCATTACTAATGCGCTTTTGTTCTGCTAAATCATCATCTGTTAAATATCTAGGCATTATCCTACCTTCCCCCACATCTTAAGAAGGGTGTCTAAGAATCCAGCAGCGCTTTCATTTGCTTTCTTTGTAAACCGCCAAGCAGGATTAGAACGTACAGCCATAATGTAATCATTAATTCCTGGTAGTTTATCTCCACTTAATGCTGCTTGAACATCTGTATCAAATAAATCAATAGCGCCTTCGGCTAGTTCTAACTCATCGGCTTTAAGTTTCATAAATTGAGAACCAATGTCTTTGACTTTTAAACCACCTTCAATGTATGGGGCTAAGGCTTTATAGGTTGCACGTGAGGCTAATTGAATAGTTCTTTTCTGCTCATCTATAGAGCCGCCTGGCAAAGATGCTTCGGCTGCTTTCATCTTTAAATCTTCATCACTAATTCTTACGCCATACTCATAGGCATAACCTTTTAGTTTGGTATAGTTATCACCTATATCACCGCCAGCATCTTGTAGG